TAACCGAAGGACTATCCACAATAATCTTCCAACTTAATTGTCCGCTTCTACTAGTGTTTTTATATGTATAAATTGGTTCAGGTCTACCTAAAAATGAAGTATCATTCCAATTTGCGGTACTACTATCTGAAAATTTTAAATCATAAGGTGGAAACCACATAACTCTACCACCATTTGGCCCTTTTTCACAAACAGGTAATTCATCGTAAGTAAACCCAGGTCTACTTGAAGTTCTCCATGCTAAATTTTCAATAGAAAACATATATTTTTTAGCATAACCCCCCGTTCCATTAACATTATTAGCAATAATGTTTGTTGACCCCGGATTTCTTAATGGTACTATGTTTAAGTTATATGTATTGTCTAACACAGAGTGAGTAAACCTTCTTCCTGAAGTTGTTATACCATCTGTTTTTTGTAAATCATTATATGTGTAATAAGGATTTACAAAAGTAAAAACTCTACAATATTCAATTCCTGCAGCACCACCGGTTGTATTATCTGTATACGACAACACTTGAGAACCTTTAGTAATTTCTTTATATCCATCATTGAATACTTTACTAATTTGGTTCATCGCATTACCCACATGTTTTAATCGGGCAATACCCGTAACACCATCCGCCGAATCAATTAATCTTTGAGTTTGGTCTAATATTGATGTTTCTTTAAATTCAATATTTGTAGATTCATCTCTTGTAATGTTTCCACTAACCAATTGATAATCTTCATCCATTGTTCCCGAACCACCTCCCGGTATTGCTCGGAATCCTGCATTGGCTTTATATTTTGGAGATACCCAAACAAATCCTCCATCAATACCACCACCATCACTATAGGACTTACCTCCTAAACCAAAATTACTAAGTGTTGATTCATTACCTTCATATAAAATACCCATCTCAGATGGGCCATAAACAGGTGAAGGGTCTTGTTGACCAAAGGCGTTAACCGGTATTTGATTTGGGGGTGATGTAATGTAAGAAGGTTCTGATGTTCTATTACCAACATAATAACCACCAACTAATGTACCATTACCCGGATTAATATTTGGAACTAATAAATTAACAAGTCCTTGTGCAACACCAAATAATAAACCATAATCTTTATCATAAGATGGTTGATATCTATTGTAATTTATATTTGCAAATAAAACAGACCTTTGTCCGTTACCGGTGTTAGCCAAAAATATTTGAGAACCACTTCTATTAAAATTTAATATTGGGCCTAATAAACCACCTGTTAATTGATTTACAGTATTTAAGGCGTTTGATGTTTGTTGTGTTTGACTATTTTCGTTATTATCATTAAAGTAATCCCCCGGTATTAAGGAAACAGGCCAATAAGCCCCCGCTAATCTTGTTAAGAAGTCGGCAGCTGCAACAACAGGGTTTTCAGGTACTGTAATCTTCCAATTTTTATAAACTAAAGGTTGTTGTCCTGACAACATCATACTAATCTCAAAAGGGTCTTGTAGAGATTGTAAGTTGATTTGACCTAATGTGTTTTGGAATAATTCAGCATCAATTCTTTTTTTCAATAAAGAGTTTAATTCTGATGCCCCAAATCTCGCGATAAAAGAATCTTGAGATAATAAACCATTACTACCAATAGGATTTGGTGATAATAAAATATTATATGGTGAATATGAAGAGGGTGCAAAACTTGGTGGCTCCCAATAAGGTTGATAAATCTTATTGTTATTCTCAACATCAGTAATAATAACCATATCGTTAAAACTACCGGCAGGCCCATATCTGTTTTGAATGTACGCAGCGTCAATAAAAAACTCATTAACTAAATCCAATACAGTATCATTAGGGTTGTATTCTCCTTGATTAGAATTAACAGGTAATGGAGGCCCGTTATAATTTATTTGTAAATTATAACCTCCATTTGGCCCATATTCATTTAATGGATATAATAAATTTGCATACGGGTCACCTGTAATTAATTCACCAGGTGAATCAATAACATTACTTACACCTAAAACAGTTTCGTAATTAACTTGATTTGCTGGTGGTGTATAAACCCCTTGGACACTATATGGTGCCAAGTTTTTTGCCATTAGAGAATTTCTAAAGGATGCCGTGGATGCAAATGATAATGGACTGTCTGACATATATTATTATTTATCTATAAATAGATTGTACTTTATTTTATCCAACTAAATTTTGAGATAAGTTAGGATTCATTAGTTGTGTTTTATTTGAAGTTGGTGCTAATAATCCATTATTATACATAGCTTCTTTTAAGGCACTAACCATACCTTGTTGAACATCAGTATTCTTAAGTGCAAGAACAACTTGATTAGTATCAATATTACCACTTGTTTTCAAATCAATATTGTGGTTTAACGTTATTTCAATTGGTCTATCTGTTGACGCATTGGTAGGTTGAGTTTGAGTATTATTAACAGGTGCTGATGAGGTATTTCTAACAGTTTCAATATTATTAGTGTTTGATGCCGGAAGAGTTTTAACTTCAGGTAATTTACCTGAAAATAAACTACCAACTTGACCAATTAAAGGAAATTGGTTTTTAAATTTATCAATTTCTTCCGTTGCATTACTCATTGATGTTCTAAAAGTAGTACTAATAAATTCACTCAAATTTGTAAAATTTTCTTTTAATTTTTCACCAGCTTGAGCCTGAGTAATAGTTCCTTCAGTATACTGTTTAAGAATGTCTAAATTTTTATCAACACCAGAATCAAATGATTTTCTAAGATTTTTAGATTCTAATTCTTTTGGGGATACTATTTTTGCAACACTACTAACACCCGCTCTTGCGGCTCTTTGAAGTCCTGTTACCGTTTTACTACCCGCAGCCATTAATCCAGTTTTATCCGCAGTACCTCTAATCGCAGCATCAATAGACTTTAAAGTACTTAATTGGTCTTTAGCTAAATCCTCCATGGTTTTTGGTGCGGTATTAGCCATTTTTTCAAGTGCGGCGTAATCTTCTTTTTGTAAATCCTCAATTGCTTTAGTAACTGTTTGTCCGGTTTCTTCATCGGTTACTTGAACTTCATATTTACCACCCTCACCCATTTCCGCCATATTGGCAATTAACTTCTGTTGTTCTTCCGTGGCAAAATCAGGAAAACGGATTTTACTCATTTTGTCTTCCAACTCAGCACTACCTAACGCCATCTTAGTCAATTGTTCATAAGGAATACCCATTGCTTTAGATATTTCTCTTAATTGACGTTTTGCACCTGGCATAATTTCAAAATCACCTTTTTCATTTAACTGAACAAATTGTTTACCCATTTCAGCTAATTGATTTTGTAACTCAGCAGGGTCATTTTGAGCTAAATCCATCATTTTTAATGGGTCAAGTAAACTACTTTGAGAAACACCTAATCTTTGCATTGCCGCCGCCATTTCAATAGCACCTTCAGGGTCAAATACTTTTTCAGCAAATGCTAATGTTTGACTCATATCAATTCTTAACATACTCGCTTGAGCCGCCATTTTGGCTAAACCAGACACTCCACCCTCAAAATTATATTTATTAAGTGCATCCATATTTTGTAGAACTTTTGCCGATACATCTTGAGCATTCACACCTGATTGAGCGGCAATATCTACAACATTTTTCATTTCTTTAGCAACTTTTCCGGCACCAATACCAACATCTTTAAATCCTGTAATTAATTCTCCTACTGATTTGTTTGTCACTTGTGACGTGGCGAACAAATCTTTATTTACTTCGGCAGATAATATTACGTTTCGTTGTAATGATTTTGAAGCCTCCTGTTGTGTTTTAATAACATCAGCAATATCACCACCTAAAGTTCTAACATTACTAACAGCATCTGCCATTGTAGCATTTAACGTTTGAGCCATTTGTTGACCTACACCAAACTGTTTTAAAAGTAAACTTGACCCTTCATCAAGTGCGGCAACAACTTTATTAACGGCACTAAGACTAAAATTACTTTCTAAAGCCTTACCAAACTCGTTAATAATACCTTTACCTTTATCGGCACTTGATTCTAAATTACTATTAGCATCTTGCATATTATATTTGTTTTATAAATAAATACACCAAAGACATATTTTAATTTACGTCTTTGGTGTATTATCATCTATTATTCTGTTTATTAAAAATTTCCTAACATAAGTAGGCATCCCGTTGAAGTCATTATATGATGTTCTTATAAATTTAGCCATCAAGTAATATTCCTCAATTAGAAGTTGTCGGTAATTAAAAGAAAGGCCGAAAAAACTCCACCCCAAAGGTTATCTCGAAAGATACCAGTTCTCCTGACGGGGCGTTTGCTGTTCTTTTAAGGTCTAATGACGGTTCATTATCTCTTAAAAATGTTCTTATGTATTTAGAATCCATAATTGGTAAAGTATCAACAAACATAGCTATTTTACCTTTATCATTATCACCATCAATTTCAACAATTTGTTTTTGTAATTTCCAAGTAATTCTTGGAGCTTGTCTTCCGGCAGGATATTGTTCTACCATTTTGTCTAACTCAATTGTATCATAAAATGTTGTTGGTTTTAATTTAACCGTAACACCTGTTTTAGGTAAAACAGTTGTAAATAAACCATTTTCATCAGGTTGATGTTTGGTTTTTTTAATATTTAATTCATCTAATATAACAGTGTGAGAAAATTGTTTATTAGTTTGTGGGTCAATTAAATTAATAGTATATTCAGAACCAAAAGAAGTATTTCTTAAAAATATTAAAATAGCTTCAACATCACCATCTAACAATTCTTCAGGACGTAAATCATGTTCATATAATTTATTTCTTAATAATGTTAAAACAACATTTTCTTTACCTGATATTGCACCAATTAAATAATTTTCATCAGATGCCGTTAAATAACCAACTTTAACCGACTTTTTTTTAGATTTATAAAAAATCCCACCACTTGGTAATGATACCACATCATGTGGTAATGTGAAATTTTCCGTTCCTGCGTTAATTAAACTCTCATCCATATTAATTTGTTTTTATTATAAAATATAATCTTAAATGGTTTTTTATAAATAGTTAATAAAAAATCCACATATTTTTGATATGTGGACTCTTAATTTTAAATATAAATTATAATTTTAGTAAACTAATATACATCTATCCATACGAAGTGTCGCAGAAATTGTTGCTAACGCATCTGTACTATACCCCAAAGAATCAAAGTTAACATCAGATAAGAAAGTTCCCTCTAATATCCATTTTTCCACAACAACACCTGTTGGGTCTAACATCTCAAGGTCAATATTTTTTTTATAACCCGCAGCGTACCCCATACGACCTGTAACTGATTCAGCACATAAACGTACCCACTCCATAAGAGCTTGAGACGCCGAAGGCCCAATTGGGTCACGGAATTTAACACTAATAGTTCCCCATGTAAAACGTCCTGCAACATAAGTTTCAGTATTTAAAAAAGGAATTGCTACCGGATTAATTGTTATTTTTGGTCTTGCAGCCGATTCTACGAACCATTCATTAATCCCTAATGTTGAAGGAAAACGTAAAATAAACCTATTTTGTCTTTTAGGTTCGTAAGGTATGGGCATTTTCATTAATAAATCAGCCATTTCAAATTGTTTTTAATTTTATTTTTATTATCTTTATTTAATAAATATCTCTATTTAAAAAATATTTTTTATTGACTTTTAGATTTTAATTTATTATCATTATAATCCAGTCTAGTTTATTTAATACTAGTTTTTTTATTACTAGTTTATTCTATTTTATTATAAGTATTTAATATTCTTTTTTTATTCCTCCTGCTGTTGAATAAGTTTTAATAATATTTTCTGGGTCTTGCTCAAAATGTTTTTTAACAACGTCCACATTTCTTAAATCGTCATCAGAAAAACCTATTTTTGGTACAAAATAATTACTTATCTTATTTTTTAAGAATGCCTTCTTTTGAATTTTTTTTGAAACATCTTTAACATAACTAACAAATTCTTTTAAAGCATTAATCTTACCTTCTTCAGGGTTAGTCGCAGAACCCTCACCAAAAGACACCGGATAAAAACGACACATATCAAGATATTCTTTAATCATTTCAGATTTAGATATTTCTTCCTCATCCGCCAAATCTCTATATTTTTCTAAATTTTTAACTAATTCATTTGAATCAATACCATTGGTATTTGAAACAATATAATTATAAACTCCTTGTTTAAGGACATTAGGGTTATGACCTCTTGCAGTCACTATCGAAAAAATAGACCCATTGTTTATCGCCTCAACAAAATCAGGCCAAGCCGGCCCTGGTTTTGCTAACATAGCATCAACAATAAATTGTTTGTCTCCTTTATCTCTAAAATATCTGAATGGTTCATCTGCAAAACCTACTATAGTATGTCCTTCATACTCGAAAGGTTCTTTCCCAATCTCAGTTCTATAGTCCGCAAAATCTTCAGTTGACATACCTACTTCACGTCCTTCATCATCTTTTAAAATAATTTTGGTTGGCATAGTAACAATATTATCATCCCAATCAAATGCGTAGTATTTTTCATCAGGCGCTCCCACCTCATCAATACCTTCTCTTAAAATTTTATTCTTTAACATAATTGTTATTTGGCTTAATTATGACCCACTATTACAATGGGTCATAATTTTATTTATTATATATTCTCGAAAGACGCTCCGGTTGGAGTAATATAGAACGTAATATCTATAAATTCTAACGATTTGGTTGGTTTGATATAAATCTTACCTGTCATTTGATTTCTGTCTAAATCAGCTGGGTCAGATGAAACTGTTACACGGAAATCATAAAGACCTCTATCTCTTCTTATCGAATCTAATATTGGGTTAACTGAATCTAAGAAATCTTGTCTTACTTTAGCATCGTTTTGTTCAAATAATAATCTAACAGAAACTGCAGATATTAATTTACGTGCTTGAAGTAATAATCTTCTTACGTTGATTCTGTCAAGAGCCGATTGTCTAATTTGAAGAGTTTTGTTACCCCAAATTACTGTTCCAACATCAGAGAAAGTTGCGATTGGATTTAAACGACCTTGATATAGAGTATCTCTATTCTCTTGAGTCAATTTAACTCTCGCTTTAACCGCGTTTACAATACCTCTTGTGTAACCCGCCGCAGCGAACCAAGGGAACGCAATGTTGTCGGTTAACGCTAAGTTTCTTGTAACTTCAGCCGTTGCCGGTATATAAATTTGTGTATTATTAACCGTATCTCTCATTAATACCCAAGGGTAATAAGTAGCGGTGTAGTTAGAGTCAATACCTGAATTAGCTAAATTATCTACAGCCTCTTGAGGGTAAATAAAGTCTAATTGATTACTATTTGATGGAACATACATATTGTAGTCAGGAGTAGTACATATGTACAATGAATCCGCTCTACTATATTCAATTATATCAATTGCATTTTCAACTAAATTAGAGTTATTTACATAATCAATACCAGGTGTTACAAATACGTTAATATTTACCGCCTCAGGGTTTGCAAATGTTTGTTGACCTAATAAATATGCGTAATAATCTGTGTTAGCGTAATCTTGAGTATTATCAGCAACAATGATTTGTTTAAATGCTCCCCAACCTGTAGCTGTTGGATATTTGATAGTAGGACAAGCACCTTTCAAGTAACCTCTTCTACCTAACATAAACTCATCTTTATTGGTTCTAAATTCTCTATAGATATCCCATCCGTCAAAACCACCTTTAACTAATAATGTAAATTTACGTGCGAAAATTCTGTAGTAAGGGTTTTCTTCACTATCAGGGTCTGAGGTAAATGTTGCGTCACCAACAAAGAATGCCGGTGTACCACTAGTTACAAATATATTTGGAATAGTAATACCACTCGCATTTTTATCCATGTGGAAACCTCTTGTTCTAAAGTTCCAAGGTAATCCTTCTGTATCATTACAAATGTCTAATGGAAGTTGTGTTCCTTTATATTGGAAGAAATCAACATCTATACCTTCAGTATCTGAAATACCTAAATAAGTTCTTCTTACATTATCACCTGCACTTGTTGTTGCGTCATCCGCTCCTGATGCTAATCCAAATGGTGGGTTGTAAACAACTTCACCAGGATAGTAATATTTAGTTTTGATTAATGGGAATGGTGGTCTTACACCAGCATATTCTCTATAATCATAACCTAAGAATCCACAAGGAAGTGCGTCTATCGGTGCATCCTCATTCATTTCAACCATAATATAACTTGATAATAATGGATATTCTCCATCTAAACTACCAATTTTCTTACCAATAAATGAATTGTCTTGAGGGTTCATACTACAATTAGTATATTTTTCAAGAACAACAGGTGCCGAATCAGTATCGAAGAAATCTCTTACTAATACATCAAACGTACCATTATTAAATGACATGTTAGCTAACGATATTTTAATATCAACATTCGCAGAATCACCATCAGCAATTGTTGTAAATTTAAATAAGTTATAAACTTTATTACCTCTTAATTCAGATACAACCCATGGAGATACCGGAGATTGATATTTTTCTAAGTAAAACGCAATTGACGTAGGGTCTTTAGCTTGTCTAGCATCAGGTAATGCCGTTAATTCACAATTTAAACCTCTAATATAACCCATTCTCCAAGCATTTGTTAATAAAGCTTGGAATCTTTCTTCAACAAATAACGGAACTACAGTTCTTGGTTTAGAGAAGTTAGTTGAACCAAATACTTTACTAATGTATTTTGAATCAGAATTAGAGAATGATGTTTCAAAGAAATATTGGTCACCATCTTTACTTGTTATATTAACTCCAAAAGTTGAGAATGGATTCTTAGTAACTCCTGAATATGTTCCTGTACAATCTAAAGTAACCGCTGAACCATCAAAATTACCATATCCATCAACACCACCCGGTACTTCATAAACAGGGCCATCATCAAGACCATATGTTGATAAACCTCTTGAACGAAGTGTTGCAATTACTAAATCATCATAATCAGTATATGCAGTTCCTGAATAAACATAAATTACCCCAATCAATGTACCTGTATAACAATTAACCGGTTTTGCCGTTGTTGTTGAAGTAGTTGAGGTTGAAGTAGTTGTTGTACAAGGGTCTGTAGTTGTAGTAGTAGTTGACGTTGATGTTGTTGTTGTAATAATAGGTGTTAATGTTAAACCTGTTACAACTGACCAAAACGAATATCCTGTATAAACAGCATTACCCACATTATCAAATAATGAATAATACCAAGGGTCATTTTGAGGTGCTGAATAATTACATAAGTTAGCACTTACATTATCAACCTCATAAACATTAGTTTCACCAGTATATACCTCACTTAATCCTGAATATACACTAGTTGGTATTGCTCCGTAGTAATAGATTGAAGTATCTTCTTTCGCCGGTGTTGAAACAATATCAAAAATTTGTTTAGACATATCTTGATATAATGAACTTGTAGAACCATCAAATTGTTCGTAAGGTTCATATAAAATTGTAGATATTTCTGCCGGTAAGTTAGATGTGTTTGTGAATATTACACTATCAACACTATTTGTACATGCCGAGAAATCAACAGAATAGTTTATAGTTTTAAAGTCAACACATTCATTAACACAATTAACTGTAGTTGCACTTTCACAAAAGAAATCAACCGTTGTTGGGTTAACATTAGCTTTAGTTGTTATAGACCAAGATGGGCCTGCATCATAACCAGATAATCCTAACACTCTCGTTACGAATAATTGGTTAGATTGTTGTAAGTAGGATTTGGCAATGTAAGCCGCTTCGTACTTTGGAATTTGTGTATTTATAAATTTTTCTGGAGAAGTTCCACCGAAGAAATTTGTGAATTCATCAAAATTTCGTATAAAGATAGGTTCGAAAGCTGGACCTTTTAAGGTCTCACCTACAATTCCCAATGTGGTAACCCCCACACTTTGTGCTACGAAACTTAAATCAACTTCAGAAGTATATACTCCAGGAGATACGAATACTTTTTGATTTGATGCCATTAGTTTGTCTTTTTTATTTGTAAATTTATTTTTATTGATAAATATTATAAAAAAAACCAAAATACTTTACTTCGTAAGAAGTATTTATAAATTAGGTAGAATAAATTCTGCCTTTATTCTACCATGGCAGATAACGAAAAAAAAATAAAGAACCTAAAGATATCAATTGAGGTTCATAATATCCTAAAGACCTATTGTGAAAAGAGGGGGATTAAAATGTATCGTTTTTTAGAAAGAATGATTATTGATAAATGTAAGGAAAAGAAGGATATCTACGGTGAGGATTAAACTAATTGGTTTTGTAACACAATAGAACCTTCTAAAGTATCATCATTTTTAACCACAACAATTTTCAAAACATCATTGGTATTGATTTGTATTTGATATAAATCAGACCCATAATATTGATTATTTAAGTATACATCAAATGATTCAATATTAGTTGTTTCACCTAAATTTAAATCAACGGTATAATCAAAAACTTGTGAAATAGTATTGTTACCAACAACAAATAAAATATTTGTTTCAGTCCCTTCATCTGTAATATTTTTTCTTCTTCCTTTCATAAAGGATTCTTTTTCAAATTCAATAACAGTTAAAACTCTTGAAACTGCCGGAGAAACTTCAAATTCATTTTCATCAATTAAAAATCCTAACATTGTGAAATCATAACTTTGAATATAATATTTTCTTTTATCAATATTCATAACTGACTCATCAGTAATGTTATTCATTATGATTGGAATATAATGACCTTTGATTGTTGTGTAGGCTTGACGAGATGCGAACATTTCAAGAATGTTTTTATTGAAAGCATTTAACTCTCTCATTCTATTACAAATAATTTTAACAGAATATGTAATGTCTACCGGAACAGGTTGAGGTATTTTATATATGTCCATACCATTTCTATTTCCATCCCAAGTAGGTACTTGAGCATAAAAATATTGTTTTCTATTTGGAATGTTATAAAGTAATGCAGGATTAGTTCCGAATTTAACTTCAGGATTTCTTACAATGGTAATAAACGGAGGGGAAACGTTTGAATCTAAATCTTGAAAGTTCCAAGTTTCAGTAAATTGAGACCAGTTTTGTGTTGTAATAATAATATCAACCGTAGGAATAACTTTACCCTCAACAATTGTTTGTAATTCATTTTGGACAAAATTTAACATTCCACCATCCAAATCAGCATGTAAAATAGATTTAGGCAAATAAGTTCCATCCTTATTAATTTTTTCCAATAATTCTTCTCTTCTTGGATAAAGAGTTTTTGGAAATGTTAAAGGTATTGTTTTTTTTATTTTGTTTGGTAATGCCATATTATTTTTTAACTACAAATAATTTATTTTGCGAGTTTATCATATCAACTTCAGTTGCGTTATATACCGGCTCTTCTGTACTTTTATAAACAAACGAATCGTATTTATACGGATTATAAGTTACGACCATATCAGATGTTGGGTTTGGAATATCATCACAAGGATATTTACAATAACCCATTAAATTCCCTATTACAAACGCATGAACATTTTTTTGTTTTTCAGAACGAACACGCTCTTTTCCACCTTTTCTAACTCTAAATTCAACATCACCTAATTTAACATAATCAGCATGAAGAATTATTTTATTATTATATCTAACGGAAAAAGTGTGTTTATGTAGGTTATAATAAACCATAACTCTTTTTCCAATATAATCTTCTTCAGAATTATTGTGACCACACTTATGACAAATGTATGGGTCGTCACCACCATCGGCTAAATCCCATGACCAACCACACTCATCACAAATTACTTTGGAATCAGTTATAGTTTCTAATAGTCTTCTATATTGACTTTCATTAATTTTAATCTTCATAATTGTAATAAGCTGATACGGTTTTAACCGGTAAATTAAATTTATCTTGAAACCATTTTTTCATAGGTTCACCCCAATAACCTTGAAACATTTCAACTAAATGTTCACCATAATCTCCAATAACTTCTAAAACTGGTGCTTGGTCTCTAAAAGATTTACTTGATGGTTCATTATAATAATCAATATCAAAATAATGAAACACTACATCAGAATCATACTCACCTTCCCAATCTCCTTTATAGAACATTAAAAAGTTTTTATTTTCTTTATAATCAACTAAATCTCCATCTTCGTCGTCATCCATACCATAAACCCAATCCATTTCACTTGGATTAAATGTTTTATCAATATAATTGTATATTGAATTGAATAGTTTATTT